TATTTTCCCATTTTCCATTGAAAGGAAATTTCCATGAGTACTGCAGAACTTGAGGCCGAGAACAGGCTGTATACCATTAGAGAAACGGCGCAGCTAACAACGTTATCTGAAAGTTCCATTCGTAGGTTCATCAAAAGCGGCCAGGTTAAATCGGTCAAAATTGGGGGTAGGTATATGATACCTGGTTGGTTTTTGTATGACTTGGTTTCGCGACCGACCGCGGAGGTTTCACCATGAGCAAGCGATATCGAGTTGTACAGGCGAAGGACATTGGCAAGGAGAAGCCATTATGGTTGAGGATAGGCACTGCGTTTGAGAAGGATGGTAAGCCTATGCGGATTAAGCTGGACGTATCGCCTTTGCCGAATAAGGACGGCGACGTTTGGCTGAGTTTATTTGAGGACGACGGTCAGGGCTCTGGTGCTGCTGCGTCTGCGGGTGGCGGTGCTACTGGTGTGTTTAGTGCGCCGGTTGGCGAGGTTGCTGCTTCACCGAGGGCTGACCTAGAAGACAGCATACCGTTCTGATGGCTGGTGATAAACCAAAGAGGCGGGGTCGTGACGGTCCTCGCCCGCCGAAGATGGCGATGGGAGCGATTAACAAGCGCCTGCGCGGGTCGAGCATTATTTATGACAACCGCGATGAGTTGGCAATTCAGTTGCTGGGTTTGGCGTCGGCATCTTTGACTGACGTTGTGTCGTGGGACGATGACGGCAAGGTGAAGGTCCGTGCATTTAAGGATGTTCCTGACCATGTGAAGGCGGCGATTAAGAAAGTGAAGATAACGCCTACGCAGTTTGGGGATATTTTGGAGTTTGAGATGGTGGACAAGGTGCGGGTGTTACAGATGCTGGCGAAGTCTGCGGGTTTGTTGGACTCGGAGAAGGTGATTGATAAGCCGTCTGTGATTTCAATTGATATGATTATGCCGAGTGAGGCGAAGGAGGAAAAAGATGAGTAGTCCATTAATTTTGACGCCTTGGGAGTATTGGTTTTTAAAGAAGAGCTTGTTTGAGGCGACTTTAAAGTTTCCCAAGGAACCTGATGACGGGTTTGAGTACTATCAAGTAATGGTTGATGATTTTATTCAGCTTGATTACAAATTGTTTGGTGACCGCAATGAAGATAACCCCAACGAGTGGGACACTGAGCCATTGGTGGTTTGCGGCCCTGGTATTAATGGCAACTTTGATATTCATTTGGGTTGCGATTATTCTTCTATGAGCGAACACGGTGAGGGCTTGAACAAGTACAAGTTGGACACGGTGATGTTGTCATGAATAACTTACAGAAGGTGAAGGTGTCTGAGCTTTTGTTTCGGATGATGAAGCGCACAAACGGCGAGTTATCTGCAATTGATGCGGGCAATTGGCCGGAGCAAGAGATGGAGCGTTTAGCCAAAGAGTTAATGATGTATGCTCACGTTCTGCCAAAAGTGTTTCACCATTATCGCGAGGACGTTGGCTATGATTATGAGCCACCCAGCGTTCCGGCTCCTCAGCCTGACGCTGACAATGTGGTTAAATTGAACCAAGCGGGCTTTGAGAAATTTGTGCCAGAAGATGAAAGGTTGCCGTTTTGAATAAACCCATTGCCGGATTAAAATTGGATTTCAGTTCATCGCCCACTGTGGCCAGGTTTTTTAAGTCTAATGCTTTTGTCAGGGGCATTATGGGGCCGGTTGGGAGTGGCAAGTCGTATGCCTGTTGCGCTGAGATATTCCGCAAGGCGGTGGCTCAGAAGGCGTCACCGAGGGATGGTATTAAGCACACGCGGTGGGCGATTGTTCGCAATACGCATCCGATGTTAAAGACGACGACGTTAAAGACCTGGCTGGAATTACTGCCGGAAGCGACTTTTGGCGAGGTTAAGCATTCACCGCCAATCACTCATCACATTAAGCTGCCCAGCCGCGAGGGTGCGGCGGGAATTGATATGGAGGTAATATTCTTGGCCTTGGATGACCCGAAGGACGTTCGCAAGCTTTTGTCCTTAGAGCTAACCGGGGCTTGGATTAATGAATGTCGTGAATTGCCGAAATCTATTGCGGATGGATTAACGCATAGGGTGGGCAGATATCCGACAAAGGCTGATGGGGGCGCTACTTGGCGGGGCGTTATTTTGGATACGAACCCGATGGATAGCGACCACTGGTATTATCATCTGGCCGAGAAGGACAAGCCGGGCGGTAAGTTTCGCTGGGATTTTTTTAAACAACCGGGGGGTGTTATTGAGACGCCGCTAGAGGATTTACCGGATGAATTGCCGGAAGCTCAGGGGCATATTTTTCAGGCGGGTCGCTGGTGGCGCACAAACCCGCGGGCTGAGAACCTGGGCAATTTGCCGGACGGATATTACGAGCAATTACTGGGCGGCAAGCGCCTGGATTGGATACAGTGTTATGGCGAGGGAAAGTACACGTTTGTGCAGGAAGGCCGGGCGGTCTGGCCTGAGTTCAATGATAATATGATGACGGCTGATTTGGAGCCTGACCCGGCATTGCCGGTGCATGTGGGCTTGGACTTTGGCCTCACCCCGGCGGCGGTATTTGCGCAGCGTATGCGTAATGGCCGTTGGCATATTCTGCACGAACTGGTGACGTTTGAAATGGGCTTAGAGCGCTTTTGTTCTGCGCTAAAGGCTGATTTGTCTTCCAGATTTCCCGGCTATTCCACGATGGTTTGGGGCGACCCGGCGGGAATGCAGCGCGACCAGATATTTGAAACGACGTCTTTTGACCATTTAAAAACGCACGGGATTTTGGCCCAACCCACGGCGACGAATGATTTCAGAACGCGTCGTGAGGCCTTGGCCATGCCGATGGGTCGGCTAATTGATGGCAAGCCGGGATTGTTGGTGGATAGAAAGTGCATACGCACCCGCAAGTCTTTGGGCGGTGGTTATCATTTCAAGCGGGTGAGCATTGGCGCGGGTCAAGAGCGATTTCGGGACGCTCCAAATAAAAATGAGCACAGCCACGTTGGCGATGCGGCGGGCTACTGTTTGCTGGGTTCAGAGCATAAAATTATGACAAAACGACCAATGCCAACCGGCGGGGCTTTCAAGCAAGCAAAGGTGCTGGATTTTGATGTTTTCGATTGATGAATTAAATGGTGTCATGCGTATGAAGGGCGAAAATCGTGTCGTGCATTTTCATAAGCATCACTTCGATTTGTGCGATTTAAACGAGTTTGATAAAAAAAATCTGGAGCTTTTTGAAAACTATCGTGAGTATTTAAATCACTTTGCGCAGAACGGAACTGCGTTTACGGGCCTGTCGGACGGCGAGGTTTTTGGCATGTTCGGCATGTGGATCCTGTGGCCGGGCGTGGCAGAGGGGTGGCTAATACCTTCCAGGCATATTGGCCGTAAAACAATTCCATTTCATCGGGGCGCTTTGCGTTATTTTAAGTACGCATCGGCCAAATTGGGCGTTAAAAGGCTTCAGTTCACCGTACATTCACAAAACGTACCGGCTTGTCGTTGGGCAGAAAGATGTTATTTTGAGCAAGAAGGCACTTTGCGGAATTACGGGCCGGATGGTGCCGACTACTTTATGTTTTCGAGGATAATGTCATGAGCGGATTATTTGGTGGGGGAAGCAAACCAGCGGCCCCGGTGGTTGCAGAGGGTGCAGAGGCCAGGGTAGCGCGTCAGGAAGAAACTGCGGAGCGGAATGAAACCACTCAGCAACGCAGACTTCAAGCGGGCAAGCGGTCTCGGCGCATGGGTGGCCGTAGGCTGCTAATGAGCGAAGGCGTCACAGCCGGTGATAGTGGCCCAGCGCGGCAAGTGCTGCAGCGCGTTTTGGGCGTAGGTCGTAATCCGGGCGGTATGTGATGAAAACCTATCGCCGTAATCCTAAACATACAGAGGCTAGAAACGATGTACGCAAAGAAAATGCCGACAAAAAAGCCGCCGAAAAAGCAAAAGAAGAATAAATAAAAATGGCCCTGTCTGTCGAAGAAATTAAAAAACGCTATAAAAAATGCGCGGCGCATAAGGAAGAATGGCGTTCGATATACGAAGAAGCGTATGAATTTGCGCTTCCAATGAGAAATATGTATTCAGAAAGCGGCACTCCCGGCCAGAATAAAATGAAGCGGGTGTTTGACTCAACAGCAGTTCATTCCACCGCCCGGTTTGCCAATCGCATTCAGTCTTCGTTGTTTCCTCCGCAGCGA